AATGGATGTTATATTTAAGTATAATAAAAAATAAAGAATATGAAAACAAAAATTAGTAAGAAAAAAATGTGGTGGATAACAGAATCACATACTGTTGATTGTGTAAAATCATTTGTGGTAGAAGCTAATAGTGAAAAAGAAGCATTTGATAAGGTAAAACATGGTGAGGGTGTATTAAGAAAGGTAGAATATTTTACTGTAAACATAGAAGGTTGGACAGGAGAATATTGGGGTAAATACTAAATAAATTTGGCTACCCAAACATAACTCATTATATTTACAATAATAAAAAAATAAAAATATGAACATAATAATTGATGGAGTTGAATATATTCTTACTCCAGTAGAAAAAAAGATAATATTAGATCATCTTGAAATATACCCTGAAGACTTAGGTCAACATAATTGGGATGATGCTAATAAGATATGTGCTGAACTTGGTGATGGGTGGAGATTACCTGAAAAAGAGGAGTTATATATGATGTGGCTCAATAAGGATGATAGTTTTAAAAATGCCAATTATTGGAGTTCTTGGGGTGACCATCATCTTGATTATACAGCTTGGGGTTTAAATTTTAAGTATGGTCATAGGGTTAATATTGAAAAGAAAACTACAGCCTATATTCGGGTGGTTAGGGGTCCTATTTTATAATTAAAATAAGTTTGGCTCATCAGGACATGGATGTTATATTTAATATAAATAAAAAAATAAAGAAACATGACAAAAATTAACACACAAGATTGGAATGGTTTAAAAATCGCATTGAGAAATGAATTTGGAAAAGATGTAATTATACATTTTTACAATGACAAGCAAAAGAATTGGAGACGTATTAAAGCAAGTGTCCGAACATCAGATGTAAATAAAATAATTAAGTTTAGTAAAAAAATGGGTTATGAGGTAAGTAAATTTACAGACCATGAGTTTGTATCTTACTTTACGGTTTAGTTTGGCTCACCCAAACATGGATGTTATATTTACGATAATAAAAAAATAAAGAAACATGACAACAAAAACACAATTAACACCAGGTACAAAATTCAAAATCCACAACGGTAACACCATTATCTCAGATAGAATATTTGAGATGCATGATGGTTTCATATCGCAAGGTGGTTTATTCGGTAAACAGATGAATATCGAAAAAATGGGTAGTCGTAAAATAACATTATACACATTTAATATGATAGGTATTATATCAACCGCAACCATCAAATATGAAGATATTGAAATAATTACCGAGTAGGTTTGGCTCACCCGAAAATGAATGTTATATTTAATTAATAATAAAAAACAAGAACATGACAAAAACAGCAAAACAATTTTTAGAGGGCCAATTGGCAAAACAAATCCTTAACGTGTTACAGGGTGATGCGTCGGGTGTAGAATCAACACTTAAGATGTATGTTGAGGTAACAAATGCGATGCCAGAAGATACACCGTTAACAGGGTGGCTACAAGAGCAACTCATTAATAAATTCAGTAAAAAAACATTTGAGGTAACCAAGAGTACAGTTACCAATACTGTAGAGACATTTGAGGTAGAAGCCGATAATGAAGAAGAAGCAATCGATATGGTAATGCAAGGTAAGGGTACAAAAACTCATACCGACAGTTACACTAACGAGGCAGAATATGAAGCCGAAGAACATATTACAGAATAAGTTTGGCTCATCAGGGAATAAATGTTATATTTAATTAATAATAAAAAAACAAAAATAAAAGTTATGAACACAACAACAACAAAACAAAAAGGTCGTCCAGTAGTAGAAGGTAGTAAACGTCAAGCGGTATTAGCTAAACGAGCCGAACGCGTAGCAGCGGGTTATGAAATTAAACGTGGACGTCCAAAAACAATTAAGTCCGATACCGATAACGAGATGCTAGATATCGAAGTCGAATTGGAAGCTTAATTACGCGGGGGCGGTTTAACGCCCCATTTAAAACAGAAAATCGGGTGTGCGCTTTTCTTATAAACGCTTTTGCCACGCCGCCTATAAGTAGAAAATAACGGTCTGTTTTTTCTTGTATTGTATGTGATAAGGATTTTGGCAGGCCGAATACAGTCAGGTGGTGAAATGGATGGGCAACGCCAGCTGTGATAAGTTACAGGTTCGAATCCTGTCCTGACTGCCAAAGCAATAAAAACGCTTGAATTTTGTTCTTTATTTTTTATTATGTCGTGTGTGCGGCGCCGGGAAGTCCCGGCGTACGTACGTACGACAATCGTTGTGGTCATGTAGTAATCTCCCACGCGCGTTGATATCCATATAGCGTGAGGTAGTGTATAGAAAAGGGAGTATATTAAAAAATAGATCTCTACACCCTCTACACATCGATTGTATATATGCATATACCCTCCACATCTCCCGTGATTTAAACAGAATTTTTTGGAAAAAGTTTGGCATACCCAAGATATATACGTATATTTATGGAAATAAAGAAATATGAAAGTAACAGAAAAATTAAAAGACAATTATATACCGTATAAGGTATATGAGGACATTGATCCAAAATTTAAAAACTTTGTAAAATTTGTACGGGTACTGCCGGCAGATTATTTTGATAATCCAGATGAACACTTAACATTGAAAGGTATGTATATGCCAGGTGAGAAAAAATCATTCCCCAACGGTGGGTTTGAAGTATATCATGATAATGGTACTATATACAATTATGATTTAGACCAAGTTATTGTTCATCCATATGTTTTAGGTATCAAGAAATTTGGACAGAAATCAGAAGAAAAAGAAAAGGTATTCAAGATCGTGGAAAATAAAGAACCGGGTAAAAAAGGTCGTAAACCATTATCCGATGATGAGAGAGTAAAACGTGAACAAGAAAAAATAGAACATAAGTCTAAAAGCAGTGGTAAAAAAGGCCGTCCGTCAAAATATACACCTGAACAACGTGAAGCTAAATTAGTCCAAACAAATGCTAAAAAAGGTGGTAAACGTGGTCGCCCAAAGAAAAATAAGTAATAATATTTATCAGCAAAACTGTAATATGAAAAAATCACCCCAACCATCATATGACCACCGTATTATAACATTGGGTGATATTGACGAGGAAAATTCAAACGATGTTATACAGTTTATACACGAGATAAACCACATAGACGCGGGAAAAAACGCGGGTAAATGTGAGCCCATAAAACTTATCGTTAATTCATATGGCGGCGATATTTACCGCGGGTTTGGTGTTATTGATGCTATTTTAAACAGTGTTATTCCAGTTCATACAATATGTTACGGAGCAGCATTATCAATGGCTTTTACAATCATGGTTGTTGGACATCATCGCACCGCGAGTAAACACAGTACATTTATGTATCATGAAGGAGGGTTTGATTTGGGTTATATGAAATTAACTGGTCATAAAAGTGAGTTGGGAGAATTGAATAGAATTGAAAATTTATGTGATAATTTAATCTTGGAACGCACTACTTTAACAAAAAAACAACTGAATACCTTAAAACGGGAACATAAAGATTGGTATATAAATGCGGAGGAAGCATTAAGTTACGGTATAATTGATGAAGTGATATAGATATATACGGAGGATTAAGAGGGTGTGGGAATAATGCATGGGTAAATTAAAATATCTCTGGTAAAATATTTGGCTACTCAAAAAGGATATCATATATTTATGATATAAAATAATTAAAAAAATAAAGGTTATGTTAAACATCAACAACAACGAGTTTTTAACTCAAGAGCAAATTAAGAAAATCGCGCCATCTGTATTTACTGAGCAGGGTGCAGAGTCAACATCTGACAAGTATTCACACATTTCCACCAACTGTATCATAGACGATATGGCATTATTGGGATGGAATGTGGTTGATGCTAAAGAGGTTAAAGCTCGTAAGCAAATCGGTTACCAAAAGCACCTGGTTGTGTTTCGAAACAATGATATAATCATTGATGGTGATGATGGAGATACAGTTTATCCACAAATTTTATTGACAAACAGCCATGACGGTAAAAATGCATTTACATTTACTGCTGGTTTGTTTCGTATGGTTTGTGAAAATGGATTAGTTATTTCCACCCAAGAATTTGAGAGTATGAAAATTCGTCACTACGGTTATGATTTTGAAACATTACAAGCCACTATTAAGGAAATGGTTGAAAAATTACCGTTGACTGTTGATTCAATGAATAAATTTAAATCCACTAAATTAAACGATGAACAGGCTAAAGATTTCGCTTCTAAAGCAATCGCGTTAAGATTTCCGGAAGAAGAATTATCTAACATTCATGTTGATGTTGATGGATTATTATTACCTACCCGAAATGAGGATCAAGGAGATGACTTATGGAGTATATTTAATGTTATTCAGGAAAAATTAGTACATGGTATGTTTAATTACAGTTATGCTAATAAGAATCGTAAAGCTCGTAAAATTAAGAATTTCCGTCAAGATATGGTTTTGAATGAGAAATTGTATGATTTAGCATTAGAATATGCAAACTAATAATATTTAGTTACGGACTCTTAGCTCAGTTGGTTAGAGCACCTGACTCATAATCAGGGGGTCGTAGGTTCAAGCCCTACAGAGTCCACTCAAACAGTGAATATGAAATATTTAACACCTGAAGAAGCCGATAAATATGTAAGTGTATCAGACGATATGTTTAAATATCCAGCTGAGTATTTCACTTTGGTCCCATGTGTTGAGAAGAATTGGGAAAATGTAATATATTATACTGGTAAGAAGAAATTACGTTCAATAAGAGAAGGGGAAGGAAGATATTGGATATATATTTTATCCAATGAAGCAATGCCTGGTTTGGTTAAAATAGGATATACAATAAGTACACCTGAAGAAAGGGCGATACAGATATCTAGATCAACAGGTGTAGCACTGCCGTTCAAAGTTGAATTTGCTTTTAAAGCTCATGAGGGTGAGTTTTTAGAGAAAGAAATACATGCGTATTTAGACGCGTATAGAGTTAATAGCCAACGGGAATTTTTCGCTATAAGTGTAGATAAAGCAAAAGATATTGTAACAGAAATAGGTAAAAAATATAATTAATATGGAAGAAACAAATGAAATACGGTATATATTGGGCCGTGCTAAAGAATTTGGGTTAGAATGGGAAATTCTTGAATCAGCAATCAAACATGCCCGTGAATTTGAAGATGCATCAATTGAAGAATGTCTTCAAGTTGGAGCGATGGATTGGGATATAACATAAATAATATTATCTTAATTCAAGAAAAGTTTGGAAAACCAAGAATATGATGTTATATTTATGGTATAACAATTAAAATAATAATAAGATATAAAAGGGTCAAGACCAAGGTACCTAACAGGTGCTCATGAACAGGTGAAATGATGGATCTGTACCATCCATTATAAGCCTTGGTTACCCAAAATTTGTAAATATTTAAATAAACATAAAAACGTAAAAAAATGAAAAAAATGATTTTCGCCGCGATTGTGATCGCATCAATGTTAGCCGTTTCTTGCACCTCTAAAGAGTCAGATAACGCCACAGTACCAACAACAGATACTACAACAGTAGTCACAGATACAACTGTATCTACAACAACGGTTACACCAACCGAATCAACTAAAACAGTGACACCAGCTTCTAAGTAGTTGGTTTTTTATCAGTCAGGTAGTTTAATTGATAAAACGGCTAACGATTAATTAGAGGATACAGGTTCGAATCCTGTCCTGACTACAAATATTACGAGGTAGGCTGAAGTTAACCCAACTCGGTCTCATAAAATGAACTATACATATTTAAATCTTACTCGTTAAATACTGTTCATTATTCATGTTTTTAGCACCGGTAGTAATATCGGTGCTTTTTTATTCTTAACATATATTTATATATATGGACTTAAATAAAATATTCGCTTTATTCGACAATAAAACCGAAAATAAACCGCTAACTGAAACTGATAACGCAGTTGTGGAATTATATGAGAAACCGTTATTTTGGGTTAATATGTTTGAAAAATTAATAAGAAATAATAATGTGTTCAAACTCCAGCTTAAAAATACATTCAAAGACGATCATTACGATCCTGATATGTTATGTGAAGCTGGGGATGCCCTTGTATATAATAAAGCGTTTATGTTTCTATTACTTCTTGATTTAAATGATGAGGATCATAGGCACGCTATACGAACTAGAACGACATATAGTTATTTGGTTGTCGCACTTATAACATCCATGAACTATTTTACTAGTACTGAAGAATATGAAAAATGCGCGGTTATAAAGAAAATTTTAGATTTCGCTATGGAGAGCTTGGAGGCGTAAAGAAAAGATCGTATTTTCTAGTTACGGGTTTAGGGGAAAGTAGATAAGATGAAGAGAGAGATAGGAGAAGATAAGAGACGGATAGAAATAAGGGGTGGGTAAACATAACATTAAAAACAAATAATATGGTAAACAGAGAAATTATTAGAAGAAAGATGGAGAAATTGGAGTCTAATTTAACAAGGTTAGATTTTATCTTTAAACGAAGCGGAGATCTAGATGAATATTTAGCGGTCACAGCTGAAATGAAACAATTGGTAGATGAGGTAAAGTCATATATTGAATACGAACCTAGAACTGGGAATGAATTAAATACATCAATCTAATATAAATAAAAAGTTATGAAATTAACAGCAGAACAAATCCAAGATAATTGGGAAATTTTAATGAAACGTATAGATACATATATTTCAGAACCTCGTAGATCCGAATTAAAATCATTTTATGAGGAATATTCTGAACGTATTATGTTAATGCCGGCCGCTCATAAAAAAGAGTATCATAGTGCATTTCCAGGAGGATATGTAGACCATGTGTTACGAGTAGTAGATGCTGCTTTAGCTGTAAATGAAGTATGGGTGAAAACAGGGGTTGATACATCTACATATACCGTTGAGGAATTAGTATTCTCAGCAATAAATCATGATCTGGGTAAGATGGGTGATGAACAATATGAATCGTATATCCCACAAACTGATCAATGGCGTAAGGATAAATTAGGAGAAGATTATATGTTTAATAATCGTTTAGCGTTTGCATCTGTACCTGATAGAGGATTATATATGCTTCAATCATATGGTATTAAGTATTCATTTAACGAGATGATAGCAATTCAAACTCATGACGGCTTATATGATGAGGCAAATAAGAAATATCTAGTATCATTTACTCCAGAACAAAAACCAAGAACATCATTACCTTATATATTACATCAGGCTGATATGATGGCTGCTAGGATTGAATGGGAAATTGAGTGGCTTCATAAATTTAAAACGAATGTGGAGAAGCCAAAGAAAAATTTTATATTGGAGACGAACAAAGATAGTAAAACATCAAAAACCAAGGCTTTAGGGAGTATAAAATCCGAGGGACTTAAAAATTTATTAGATAGTATATGATAACATTAATAACCGTTTTATTCATACTTATTGCAGTTTTAAGTTATATAATTTATAATTTATTACGTAAGAATGAAAAATTAGAAGACATAACAAATGAGCAAATTAAAATATTAGGAGGATATATGACTTATTTAAATAAGTTATCTGAAATAATTAGCCATTCTGATAAGCGTATTAAAGAAATAGATGTTAAAGGTTCATTCGAAAGTGATGATGAAATTGGATTTTTCTTTGAACAAGTAAAATCAATACAAGAAATATTGAATCAATTTAATATAAAGAATATACCATAATGGAATTAGAGGTTAAGAAGAGAAAAAAGAAGACATCCAATATGTATTTTACTCAAGATACAGAAGACGCTATTGTAGCTTATGTGGCTAGTATTGATATGGAAGAACGTAATAGGTTATATAATGAGAAAATACACCATGCTTTTTTTAAGCTTACTGAAAATATAATTCATACATTCAAATTTTATTACACTGAAGTAGATAATATCCAAGATTTACAACATGAAATAATTACATTTTTACTTAGTAAATTACATTTATATGATCAAACTAAAGGAACTAAAGCGTTTTCTTATTTTGGGACTATAGTTAAAAGATATTTAATATTATCTAACCAAACCAATTATAATAAGCGAATTAAAACATCCCCTGTGTCAACAATTGAGGAGGATGAAAAATTTTCATACCAATTAGATGATATTAAACCTATTATTACTAGTAATAATTTATCTAAATTTATGGATGAATATATAGAATATTGTACTGATAATATATTTGAAATATTTCCTAAAGAATCTGAGGCTCAAGTAGCTGATGCGGTTTTAGAGTTATTTCGTAAACGAGATAGTCTGGATGTCTTTAATAAAAAAGCACTATACATATATATTCGTGAGATGATTGATGTTAAAACATCTAAAATTACTAAAGTAGCTGACGTTTTATACAGTATATTTAGGAAAAAATATTCATTTTATTTAGAACACGGTTATACAAACTTTTAGATGTTATATTTATAACTAAAATAAAATATATGAGCGCGTTAGAAAGTGTAGTATTTGGTAAAAAGAAGTTCAATGATATACTGGAGGAGATATATGATAACCAAAAGAAAAAAGATAAACAGATATCAGCGTTAATATCTGAATTGAAACCTCTTATAAATGATATAGGTGATGCCACTTTAATAGTTCCATTGATTAAAGAATATTTAGAAATAAGTGTTAAGAACGATGAACAACTAATAAAGATGGCTACCATTGTACAACGCATATTGAATAATACAACAGATGATGGTGGTTTTGGTATTTCTGAAGAAGAAAAAGCACAATTGTTATCACAGATTGATAAAATTCAAGAAGAAAATAAATAACGATGTCTACTCAATACGGCTTTTCAGCATTTAATAATACGCAAAACGTACAAAATCAGGTCAGTATGGGGCAGGCTTTGTCTGCTTTAAGTAATCAAATGACGCCGGTTCGTATTAAGAGTATTATACTTGATAGTACTCATCCTAGATTTAAAGAGTTAGGTGAATGGAATTCATTGGGCGCCATTGAATATCAATCTGTAACTAATCCACAGAATGCAGCTTCAGGACAATACTCAATAGCATATCCTTTATACCCTAATGTTAAGAATTATCCACTCATAAATGAGATTGTATTTTTAATTTCATTACCAAGTACAGGAATTGGGTTAACATTTAATGCAACTCGTTCATATTATGTTAGTTTAGTAGCGTTATGGAATCATCCTCATCATAATGCTTATCCTGAAAATCCTAACACACCCCCACCATCACAAGCAAAAGATTATACTCAAACTCAAGTAGGTAGTGTTAGGCGTGTTACTGATCAAAGTACTGAAATATTTTTAGGCCAAACGTTTAAAGAACGTTCTAATATACACCCACTATTACCGTTTGAGGGTGATGTTATACAAGAAGGAAGATGGGGTAATAGTATACGTTTTGGATCAACAGTTAAAGATAGAAAAAATAATTGGTCAACCATTGGTACAAATGGTGATCCAATAATAATATTGCGTAACGGACAATCTAAAAACGCTAGTGATGAAGGATGGGTACCTGTTACGGAAGATATAAATAATGATTTATCTTCAATATATAATACTAGTACACAAAAAATACCATTAGAAGCCTCATCTACGAGTTATGTAAGTTATAAATCAGATACACCAACTAACCCTAAAGAATATTCTGATGGTTCTCAAGTTATCCTTAATTCAGGACGTTTAGTATTTAATACTACTCAGGACCACATCATGTTAAGTTCTAAAAAATCAATTAATCTTAATGCTGTGTCTTCAGTTAATATTGATGCCCCTGATACCATAATACAATCAAATAATGTATATTTAGGTTCTAAAGATGCTACTGAGTCAGTATTATTGGGTGATACAACTGTCTCATTATTAAAAACATTAGTACAAAATTTACAATCTTTTATGCAAATATGTAGTATATTAGTTAGTACTCCACCCGGTGTTCCTTTAGCTCCATTAAATGCTATTGCGTCTCAATTAATTACAACGTTAACTCAACTTAATACTAATTTAGATAACGTTAAATCAAAATACGTTAAAACAGCATAATGGCATCTCCTTTAGACATAGAAAATATAAGAAAAAAAGCCGCTGAACAAATTAAGGGGGATACTAGTAAAATATTAGATGTTAATTTGTCTGCTATTCAAAACGCTACTCCTGGGTCGTTAAAACCACAAGGTAATGCTAAATTAAGTGGTACTATAACAGCAATAGGTAAAAAAATATACACAGTACTTACACCAATTGCTATAAATATAGCTAAAGAATTAGGAGCATCTATAGCCCAAGACCAATTAGGTAATTTGAAGGATAAGATATTATCTAAAAATGGGTGCCCAACCAATCCTAAATTATTAGAGATATTAGCCCAACGAAATGCGTTAATAGCACAACTGAATAAAACTAGCACACAACTAGATAGACTTACAAAAGCCATAACGGGATTAAATAAATTTCTTGATATAAGCCAAACAGCTGTGAATGCTATAAAAATAGTTAAGACAGCAGCTTCACTAGCCGTTAAAGTTATACCATCACCTCCAGGTACACCAGGTGTTATAACATCGACGTTAAGTGATTTAGAAGACATAATAAATAAACTCCTATTTGAAAAGGATGGGATACCTCGTATACCTAAAACATCTGGTTCAATAGCATCAGCCACATTATCTATATCAATAGTAAATGGATATATCCAAATAATAATAGCAATATTAACTGCAATAGATGCTAAAATTAAACAATGTAATCCTGATTTAACGTCAAGTCTTGCTCCAATAGATCCAAATTTAATATCAATATCTATACTCCAAACTAAAGCAGAACAAACACAAAATAATGTTACCTATGCTGGATTTTTAATTGAGATTGAAGAGGTACCATATACTCCAACAGTAAATCGTAGAAGAGCTGTGGGTAAGAATCAAAGTGGTATTATATTAATACAAACCGAATTATCGTTCACAACACAAAACGAGTTATTAATTAATGAACTTAAATTAATAATCGATAGAGACAATTTAAAAGCTTATTAACACCAATATTTATAACATATGGATATTACCAAATTTAAAAAAATTATCAAAGAATCAGTGAGAGAAGTAATTCAAGAAGAATTACGCGACATCTTACTAGAAGCCGTTAAGGCTCCTAAAACTGTAGTTACAGAAACAGTACATCCAAATACTTATGCCCAACCACACGTTTCACAACCTAAACAATTAAGTGCGGCTGAACGTAGGGCAATGTTTGGAAACATATTAGAAGACATGCAAGGTGGAGGAATGGCTACATCAAATAACATCCCATTCACACCATCAGGTCCAATTGATCCGGTTAATGGTAAATTACCTGAGGGTGAATTAGGTTTGGATCAAATAATGGGATTAATGAATAAATAATGGCATTTGGAGCAAAGAAAATATTTCCTATTGACACCCAACCAGGAACAGCGGTTGGGGTGAATCTTCCATTTAATGCTGCGAATGTATTCCAATCGACATATACTACTAAAGAAGCGGTTAAGAATAATCTTATTAACTATTTCTTAACTAATACCGGTGAAATATATTTGAACCCATCGTTTGGAGCTAATTTAAGGGCGTTCATATTTGAACAAATTACGGAGGGAAATTTAGACGGTTTAAAACAAGACATACAATCTAAAATTGGGTTGTATTTCCCTAATGTTTTAGTAGTATCGTTGGAACTTACATCGTCCCCAGATTATAATGAGGTTACAATGACTTTAAAATACAACATAGTAGATACAGGTATATCAGATCAATTACAAATTAGCTTTCAATAATGGCCACCAATAATAATACAAAAAAGGACATAAAATATATAAACAAGGATTTTACCGAGTTAAGGGCCAGTCTAATAAACTACGCCCAAACGTATTTTCCTACCACATACAATGACTTTAGTCCTACATCACCAGGTATGATGTTTATGGAAATGGCGGCGTATGTTGGTGATGTTTTATCTTTTTATCTTGATAACCAGTTTCAAGAAAATTTTTTACAGTACGCTCGTCAAACCAATAATCTATTTGAGTTAGCTTATATGTTTGGGTACAAACCAAATGTAACACAGGTTGCAGTAACTGAAATTGATTTTTACCAACAATTGCCAGCCGCATTATCTGGAAGTACATATATACCTGACTATACTTATGCTTTATTTATACCTGCTAATTCAACAGTATCTTCTACATTAACTAATGTATCGACAACATTCTTAATTGAGGATCCAGTAGATTTTTCAGTATCGTCATCACAAGATCCAACAGAAGTAACAGTATATTCAGTATCAGTTGGTAACCCAACATATTATTTACTTAAAAAGAAAAGGAAAGCTATATCGGCCACAATAAACACAACGTCGTTTAGTTTTACTACCCCACAAAAATTTACTACTGTTGATTTAAATGATACTAATGTGATAGGAGTATTAGATGTATTTGACACCAATAGTAATCAGTGGTATGAAGTAGATCATTTAGGACAAGAGATGGTATATACATCGGTTAAGAATACTAACCCCAATGATCCTAATTACTACTTAAATCAAGGTAACGCACCATATCTTCTTAAATTGGAGAAACAACAACGTAGATTTGTGACTCGTTTCTTGAATTCAAATACACTACAATTCCAATTTGGTGCCGGTACAGTAAATGATTCTGACGAATCAATAACACCAAATCCAAATAATGTGGGTATAGGTTTACCATTTGAACAAACTAAACTAACTACCGCGTATTCACCATCTAATTTCTTATTTACTAA